ATCAGCTGTTCCGGGTATAAAAACGTTAAGTCTTGTAGCAAAATCTCCAGATAGTCCATCTTGTACCTTTGTACCCAAGTGACTATGCGCTCCACCTGAGTTGGTGGTTTGTTGAGCATGAGTATGCTTTATAGGATGTGTGTGGTTACCAATACCATGAACATGTACAGGTACATTATGAGTATGAGGAGGCAAATTAGCTTCGCTTATTGAAGCTGTTGCTGTTCCACCAGTTGTGCCTGCAGTTCCTGACCCTTGAATAAACTTACTTGATAAATCAGGTAGTTTAAAAGTTGTACCAACATATGGACCATACGTAGTAGTCAACAAATCTTTTAAAGCACTGTATGTATCATTAGGTACATACTGTCCATTGCACTCTAACCAAAAAGTTTTACCCGAAGGATTAGGAGTAGTAGTGTTACTTGGCCACATAATTATTGCACCAATTGGAGTCACAGACCCAGATTCAGTTTGCAATAAAAGTTCTACCCATTTACCATCTTTTTTAATAAACGTACCAGAGTTTCCGGATACTGTTGTGTATCTATAATAGAAGTCACCATTAACACCTATACTGTCACTAGGGTTTGCACTTCCTCTAAAACTAATACTTGATGGTACATTAACACGTTTATCTACTATGCCAGAATCTGATATTGCTGAAGACCCACTTCTATATATAGCAGCTAAAACAACATCCGTTGTAGGTTCAATGTAAGAACCAGTTAAGGTGTTTAATCTATCTGATGACTTTGGAAAAGTAGGATTAGTACTACTTTCAACCCCAGATAGAGCAACAAGAGAAACTTGTTTAGTTGTTGTGTTTAAACGTGCAACTATTAAGTCAAATCTATTTGTAGTTGATGTTGGAACTGAGGGTAAAGCTTTTTGAGGAGTACTAGTTACCTCATATACTTCTCCATCTATACAAATCCAACCAGGTGCAATTTGAACAGTGTAAGGACCAGTTGCAACACTTACTTTACAACCACTGACTACACCTGTTGCTCTATTCCCTAGTATTTGAAAGTCAAGTGAATCAGGTTCAGCCTGATCTAAGCTTACAAAATGACTGTTGCTATCCGGAATATCAGTAGCGTTAGGGATTATGAAGGGCATGTATACCTCAAGCCATAGTGTCGTAAATGTTACCGTTATTACGGAGGTAGTTAAACAAGTCCTTTGGCAACTTGTAAGTCTTTCCGTCAACAAAATCAAACTTATCTTGACCCCAGAACATAATCCATGTTCCCTTAACTCTTGCTTTTACAAAGTTGGGATCAGACGAAGAAACAATGACGGGTTCGTCAATAACTACTTCATCGCTTTCTACTTCTTCTGCCCAATTTGTGGTGGTCGTAATCTTGCGAGCCATGATATCTCCTTGTAGTTATGTGCTTATAAATGGTAATGGGTGGGGGTTTCTGCCCCCACCCATATTACACCATTCGTACCCTTAAATGGGTTACGATTCCTTACCTTTTTAGGTTCAGGAAATGGCGCCACCAAGCGTGTTGAGAATAACACGCGACTCGTGTGTGATTACACCAAAGCCCCAGATGGCGTACCAGGCAAGACCGTGCTCACGACCAAAGTCAATGACACCACCGTCACGCAATTCAACCGGAAGGCTGATGGCATGACCAAAGGAGTTGTCACCAATCATGATGGCGTTGTAAGAATCGGCATTTTCCTGGAAGCCAGCAGTAGCACTGGTGTCAAGGGTTGAACCCATACCGTACAGAGGAGCAGTGGTTGCAGTAGCATCCAAGCCCTTCTTAACCTGGGTGGTTTCAATGAACACGACGTCATACAAGCGGCCAATTTCACCGAGCATGAAGTTGCCCGGAGCAGCGTACTTGGTGACTTCGATGAATTCCGGCCAGTCACGGAGCGAACGGCTCTGCGACGGGTGAACGAAGCACACATAGGTGTCGCCCAAACGCGGGATGTTCTGACCAGCGAGGACTTCAACTGCGTCCTTGATGGATGCGGGGCTCAAGTAACCAGGCGACGAAGCGGTACCAAGGGTACCTGCATCGTACGGGCTGATGGCTCCACGGGTTGTAGCAGCCTTGCGACCGAACACAACGCTCGGAGGAACAGCTGATCCACCACCGAACGGGATACCGTTCTTGTAGAGGGTGTTACGAGCCTGAATGTCCATGCTCTGTGCCATGTGACGACCAAGCAGACGTGAGGACGAAGCCATAACGTCATCGAATGATGCATTGAGCAACAATTCGGTAACGGCAACGGCCTTACCCTGTTCTGACACGGTGATCTGAATCTGGCTAGCCGACAAGGCTGACGGTTCCATACGTGAACCTTCAGTCAAATTAGCTCCAGCTGATTCATCAACCGTAAGGTTGTTGTAGCGCATGAAGTTGATGGTCAAACCTGGCATAACACCGAGTTCCGTCTTCTTCACAGCGAACTGTTCAAAGCGTAGAACCGGCATAGCCTGGAAAAGTATTTCCTTTGACCAAATTTGCTGGATTGCGGGAGATAGAGCCGAACTACCGTCAGTGTATCCTGTGACCTGGTTGCCTGAGCCACCAGTATAAGTACCTGTTCCGGTAATTGCTCCACCTGCGGGTGCGGGTAATGCCATTTTAATATCCTCCGATGGATAGGTTGTTGGGTTTAATTACTAGTAACGGCCTCTAGGAGCCCGTGTTGCTGACATAAGTCTTTCACGCATTTTTACGTATTGATCCATCGGCATATTGCGGATATCCTCCGCGCTGACCGTTTGGTAGTCCGTTTGGTTGTCCAGTGGTCCAGAGGGGGGCGCCGTAGTTGTCGTCCCTTTCAAACGAGGGGGACTCGCTTGCTGGATTGATTCAATTATAGCAGTACTTCGATCACGAAGTACTGTAATGCTATGTTCAATCTCTTCTTCACTATTACCTGATACAAGATCCCGTAGCTCAGGAATAATCGTGTCAGTCTCAGACTGGATACGTCGTTGACGATATGACTCTAGCTGCTGAAGGTAACGCTCTTTTTCAAGCATTGCATCGGTGGCTTGGCGTTGCTTTTCCAATTCGGAAAACTTCTGACCCCACTCTTGCTCAACCTGGTTAATACGCTGATTAAACTCATCTTCTCGCTTTGAGAGAAGATCCTTTGCAGAAAGCTCTTCCATTTCACGCTGACGAAGCACTTCTGCTTCTTTCTTGGCGCGATCTGACGCTTCCTTAATGGCTTTTTCACGATCAGAACTAAGTACTGATAGTTGTTCTTCCATTGACTTGACACGATGATCAGCATCTTCAAGACGCTTATACATCTTGTCCTTCTCCTGCTGGCGGACTTTTTGAATGTCCTCCTCAGAGAAGTACTTTTCTTCCTGTACCTTTGGTGCCGGTGCTTCTACCGGATCTGCGGGTACCTGAATACCATCTTCAAACTTTGACATAAGTTAACCTCTTCTAGTTGGGCTGTTAATAGCTGATTTAAAACGACAATTTTATTCTTCATCAGGAACACGACGCTGGGATAACCTAGCTCCGTATGCCTTTGCAACGATGTTGTTTACCATTCCTTCTACAGGACCACCCATAACTTGAGTGCCCGGTAAGGGGCCCCCTTGTCCTTGTGGTGAACCTGCACTTGTTACATTACCATTTCCAGAGGGTACCGTGCTGGTGCCATCTGGTCCGGGTAACAAGCCTGTTGCCATCATGACAGCTTGATTGATTTGAGCGCGCAACATATCAAGCGCACCCTGGTCAATAGCATCATCACGGAGTTCTTCAAATATCTCAGCAAGTTTCTCCCGTGGGAACTCCTCACCAAGCATGCGCATAGCGCCTTCTTTAGATTCAAGACCCATAGCCATTTTAGCTTGGGCTTCGTTAAGTTTAATAAGCACGTCAATTGGCAGGGGTTCAGGCCAGTGAACTTGCGTGCGGTAAGTCAAGGGGTCCATAGGATCAAGCTGTGTAAGTTGATCCACTTCAGGTGATTCTGTAGTAGCAGGGTTATAGATAAGAGCTTCAGGAGTAAAGATTGCTGCTGTTCTAATGATCAGTTCATTAATTTTTTCAAGGCCTTTAGTAAAGTGAATACGCTTCATGTTAAAGCGATTCATCAAAGGCTGATATTGAATAGCAAGAGCTACACCAGAAGTGTTAGATACTGGCTGAAACTGTCCAAGAGCTGTTTCGGGTACACCTGTAAGTTCATGCATAGCTCTTTTAAGGAACGTAATATACTCTAAAGCTCCAGCCATGTTTCCGCTAGATTCAAGGTTAAATACACTAGCTTCCTTAGGAAGACCTGCCCAAACTTTCTTAGGACCACGTTCCAACTGGCTTGCCTTAGCTCCAGTAATAATTGTTACTGGAGCAGCATGATAGTTAATGATGTCTGATACTTCAGTCATCTTTTCGTTTAGCTCACGGTTGAGAGGAATAATATCCCAAATATCAGCTTGTCCCCAAGGGGATGAAGAGATGGTCATGTTGGGAATATGCACAATTGGAATATGACCAATTGGATTGGGGTATTGATCAACTAGCTCATCATTAATATATTGCTCAATAGAGTCATCAGTCAAGATTTCAGTAAAGGTGTAGACCTGACGAGTACCTTCAGGGCTAGTACCCCAAAAGCGGTATTTTAATTTAAAACGCAACAAACGATCACGGTCATGAGGGTGGTATTCAGGAAAACAGTGTGCTGGGTTCAAGGCAATAACACGAATACGTCCTTCATTTGTTACCCCAATTGGGTCAACATAAGGGTCTTCATAAGCTACTTTTACAAAACAGTCACCAGTTACTCCAGCAAGTTGACCCATTTCCCAAAGGACATTATGCTTTGAGTTGTCCTGTTCCCAAACACGGTGAAGCAACTGAGGGATAACTGCAGCATTTTGTTCAGGAACTTTCCATTGAACGCCTTTACCAAAACAGAAGTTGGTAATGTAATCTGCCAAAGTACGGGTGTAGTTAAGGGTAATGTTCTGTTCACCCTGTTCACGCTTGTAAGACCAGTGGTGACCAAGGTACCAGGCCCAGCAAGCACTGTAACGGTTAAGTCGTGGACCATGAACTTCAAACTCTTCATCTGCAAGTTCTACTAAACCAAGTGGGGAAATAGCAACAGTTAGGTCACTAGAGGAAGCTCTATAACTTGGTGACCAAAAATCAATCGGCATTAAAACCCCTGGTGTTAAAATCGGACAACATTAAGGCAACTATGTCAATAGGTGCATCAATGTATGTTATTGATTGTACCATTTTAAGTGGGATATGAGCAGGATTGCTATAATATTCCGCTTTAGATTCTTTGTTTTCTTCGTTAGTATCAACAAGGAATGTTCCGGCAAGGGTTATATAGTCATCTAAGAAATCTGGAATAACCCAACCAATACTTATTGGTCGTATTGGGTTAGGTTTGTAGGACTTGGGGTCCATCCAACCTGTTGGTCCGTCAAACGCATCTAGCCAAGTAACAATAGCTAACTGTGGAGTTATTGGACTATCAACTTTCTTTTTTCTCTGCATTGTAGAACTTCCCTCTAAAAAAGGCCGACCCATTATGGAAAGGCACTTGTTCATACCAAAACGCACCATCACCTGGTTCAAAGGTAACTATTCCAATACCCTGTTGCCAGTCTTCCACTATGGTCATAGGTCTACCGTCCAGGTCGATTGATCCTTTGGTAGATGGGACGGTGCCGTCGCATCTTGCCAACGTACCAGGGGATGCGGCCATGATGGTCTTTGCACCATCCCAATCGTCACGGGACCGTTCAGCCCATTCACGCCGGTGGATGTGACCATATAGGACTGATGTTTTTTCTGTGTTGAGGTAGGCATGCGCTGTCGACCCGTTACTGCGTACTTTTGTGCCGTGGATGACGCGGAGTCTTTCATTGATCCAAAATTGTCCAGCTGGATAGCCCGGTACATAATGTATCCCGTAATCGTCGAAACGACAGAGATAAGGAATGCTAAGCACAGGCCAGGACTCTGGCGTATTACCTTTACGAATCCCAAAAGCAGCTTTCGCGTTATCGAGTACAAAGTTCACCAATCTTTCTTCATGGTTTCCAGCTAGCCATACAATCTTAGCGTTAGGAGCATACGTCCGCAGCTGTGCTCCAAGGGTTGTAGCACGGTCAATAGACGCTTGTGTAGTTAGTGCATAAGCACTACTAAGGCGGTATTTACCAAATTCAGGGAAGTCCAGGTTGTCTCCAACTAGAACAATCATGTCTGGATTAAGTGATTTTGTGATAGCTAAAGCCATCTCAATGGCGTGTTCGTCATGAGTGGCCTCTAATTCACCGTTACGGGCACGGAAATAACCAATCTGCATATCCGGAAGGATTACACAGGTTTGGTAACCTGAGGCGTTTGATGAAGGCTTAACTTTAATTGTTGGCATTTTTACTGAAGGACCAGGTTGTACTAAAGGCCATTCAGGTCTGTTTGATGAACTAGTTGACAAAGCAGATACCAGATTACTCACAGCCACACCGACCGTTCATATGACGGGAGATAGTGCTAGAGCTTACTGGATAACCATTTTTTGTAAGAACTTCAGATAACCAGGAACAGGAGTAAGTCTTTGCTCTGCCATTCCCAGTATCTACTTTGATTTCTTCTTCAGCTTTGTTTACTGCAGCATGCTCGTCTGGAGTCATGCTTTCTTTTATGCGAGTAAACGAGCACTTTTGACGAAGTGCATTCGCTTGTCGCTCCGTTAAGTCTGCAATTAGACTTGAGGAATCGGACATGTGATACTCCTTGTGTTACCCCACTGGAATACCAGCAGTTGTTATGCGGCTGTTTTGCCTTCTTTAGTATACACATTATTGCAGGAGTTTGACAAGCGTGTTACTGATTGTATTAATGAATACAATTCTTGTTCTTCTTCTGTTCCTCTAGCGACGACTCGCTGAAGGTACTTTGAAAGTAGATATAGTTGATGAGGTGTCATTGATGCTCCTTAAGTACGGAGCATCTACTCTACCAGATCTCAGCCAGAAACAATGGTCGGGTTTGGCAGATTCATCTTGCCACCCGTGTTATAGGAGAATTCAAATTGCGGCATACTGTCGCCGGCCATGCTGCCCTGAACAAATTCCTGAAGGTGCTGAGGAGCTTCAATCCAAGAAGCTGAACCAACGTGAGCACGCTCACGCATAGTCTCTTCAGGATACTTGAAGAACATCTCAGGATTGGTGTGGTTTTCACGACCAGGAGCCGGAGCGGTGTCTTCATAAGCGCCTACACCAAAGTCGTTTGGAACGTCAGTGTCAGTTGCAATACCTTCTTCAAAACGCAGTGGTCCGCGGTTGCCAGGCATACCTGCAGCCATTGAACGCTCAAACATGGGGGTTCCTTTTTCTGGGAACATGGGGGTGGGGCCTACAGCCATAGTTTTCCTCCTAGTGGAATGGAAGTTTGTATATTTAGATTACCACGTTTTAGCGTGCTTATCTGAAGAATGGGTTATCA